AAACCCTGTTAATTTAACTATTTGACCTTTAGAAATTTCTTTTAATTTATCTAAACTTGTTAATTCCATTTAAATCATCCTCTCTTTTACGGTATAGTTGTAGTGTTTGGTAATGCTTCAACAAAATCTATGTCGTACGGTGCTTTCCCTTTGCCCGGTCTTGAAACTATAGTATATTCAGGTGTCATATATTCTCCATCCTTAAATGAGAACTTAGCTGGTGTACCCTTGCAGCTTGGATAAGAGAATTTAGCATAAGTAATTACTTCTCCATCCGAGCCTTTTTCAGCAGTATATATATTTAGTGTAAATGGTATTCTTTTTACAACTTCACCATTCTTAGGCGCTGAATATCCTGTTACACTTCCGGTAGTACCTTTTATTGTTCCTCCATCTACTATTGCTAATACCTCTGGTTGGAAACATGTATCTTTAAGTGTTACGGATGAACCATATTGGATATCCTCAGTTTTGTTAACTGCTACTATCCTATTTTTAATTCTTTTTATATCCTCATTTCCTTCAGATATATCTGGTGAATAAACTGCTTCATCTGCAGTATCAAAATAATATGTTTTAGGCACTTCTTCACCGGTTATTATTTCTACTAACTCTATATTACAAATTACCTTATCTTCTAATTGTGTTCCTGCCATAATAATTATCCCTCCAATTTCATTTGAATCTTATAAGTTATAGAAAATGTTAATGCTTTCTTTTCATCATCCGTAACTATTGATGTTTCATTACCTGTATATCTTAATTTTCCAAACTCCTTAACATAACTCATAATAGTTTTTCTATATGTTTCAATAGAAGTGAATCTATTTTGAGGTATAAAAAAAATAAGGTCTAGATATTTATCCCCAGCCTTACCGTTCAAACTTGATATACCACCATCTTTAATTACTACATAGTTTTTTTCACATATACCACTATGCTGACCTATGAAATACACATTAACACTTTTACTATATAGAAAATCATATAATTTGATTAACATTTAATCACTTCCATATTAGTTTTGCCCATCCCTTGAGAATTTCAGTAGAATATCTTTGGATTGTTGGCCATAATATTGCATTTTTTTTCTCATGACATAGCTCCAAATATTTAAAATGTGGCGTATTACCTCTAAGTTGTATTTGTGTAGTGTTTGCGCCTGTGACTATATTTTTATCTATTGTCTGCCTAGAGTTACCTGTTCTATCTGTCCATGGTGCATTTGGTTTTGCATATCCGACCATTTTTTCTCCAGCAGTTTCTGCATAAATCTTAGATACTGCCTTAGCTTTAGCATCAAATTCTAATAAACCTTTTGTTATACCACTAATATCAAACTTCAAACCACTCATGCTCTTTTACCACCATTTCAAAGTAAATTTCAAATTCTTCTCCAAGTGAAATTATCTCCCAACATTTATTTCCCCAAAATAAGAAATCCCCTTCCTGAACTAATATAGATTTATCATTGTAATCTACTAAGAACTTCTTATTTATAGGTGTATTAACTTCTCCTTTATCACTTAAATTGATTTGAATATTTCTATCAGAATCCTTATAAAGCATACCTACTAATTCAGTTACTTTAATATATCCTTCAGGCTCTTTATAAGCATTTAATTTTTCTCTGTAAATAACTACGTCATAAGGCATTTGCTTAATAGCTTCAGATACTTTTGCTCTTAAGTATTGCTTATCTATACCTATACTCATTGACCATCACACCTTGCCATCATAGTTTTATATCCACTCGATACAATAGAACTATTATTACTTTTTGAAGTTTCAGCATACTGATTAGATAAATTAATCCAATACTCTGCACCTGGTCCTTCTATTGTTATTGGCCCTACTTTTATACTTTTATCACCATTTGCTTTCATTAAAGCTAATTTTGAAGCGGTTAGATAAACATCATTATCATTAGACTCTAAAAGCACCTGTAATTCTGCATCATCAAAATAAGGGTACTTTTTTTCTTGCAATAATATTTTTAATAATTCTAAATTATCCACTTTACCACCTATTCTTCTCTAGGATTTTCTGCACCTGGTTCTTCGTCCACTTCTTCACTTGGCTGTTCCTCTGGTTCTTCATCATCTAATAGTTCAACTATTCCTTTATCCTTCAATTTTACATAGTCAGTTTCTTTCATTTTTATCACTGAGTTAACTTTGTATATTTTTTTATTATATTGTACATTTATCAATGCTTTTACTTTTATGTTTTTACTAGCCATAATTTATAATTACCTACCTTTCAAAAATAAAATAAAAGAAGAAGAGATTTCTCTCTCCCTCTATACTGTATAAACTGTAGCAAAGAATACTTCGTCAGCTCTTTCAAAGCTAGGAAGTACCATCTGTGAAACTTTAGTATCTACAGATACTGGATCTTCTTTTACCATAACAGTTATTGCAATGGCATTGTTAACAAGTGAAGTATCTAATTTACCTCCACCATATAGCTTATCCCATTCCTCAGGAGTTGCACCGTACACAGTATTACCTAATGTAGTACCACTCATAAGAGTTATCTTACCATTCTCATAGTAGGGTTGTTCGTCTGCCCCTTCTGCTGGTATATAAGTGCTTTCTTCTAAGAATACTACAGATATCCCTAGTCTCTCTTTTGCAAAATTAATGAAATCTGCTTGTGATAAAATCATATTCTTAGTGCTTTCTCCACCTTTTAAATGATTAATTATTGCAGTATTCACTAAGAATGTAGCATCAAATGTAGATTCAGTTAATAAGAGTATGGTAGGTTTTGTGTAATGATCATCTGTAATTGCCTTTTGATATTTCTTTATATCTCCAATTATATCTGCTGTTGGAACATTCCACATGTCTGAACCTAGAACTGTAACTTTGTGATTAGATGGAACTCCATAATCTACTACAATGTCTCCATCATCAGTAGTTATGTTTATTTCTCCATTTTGGATTAGAGATGCTCTCATTCTCTTAGCTTGGATATTAGCACCTTCTACTAAGTTTTCATAGTTCTCAAAAACTTGTTTAGTAAGAGCTTCAACTAAGTTTTGGTTGTTAGAATTAGCAGCATTAACTAAATCTCTTCTTGCTGTTTCATTGATTCCAACAGCTTCCTTGAAGAATGGTAATTCTCGCTTTTCTACGCTAAGAGCAGCGCTTAATGCTCTAACTTTAGCAGCTACATCTAATTGTGACACTCTTAATGCTACTGCTTTCTTTTTAGCTCCTTTAGCTAACTCAATTTCTGTTCCCATCTGTTTTTTAACAGGGAATAAAGCTTTATCTATGCTTTCTTCCTGTGGTAATTCCTTCATGTATAATGCTATATTAGCACTGTTTATAAAATCTTTTAATTCCATGTATTATTCCTCCTATATTATCTTATAATTATAAAAATGCGATCATATTTAACTTAGCTTTTTCTACTGCTGAAACTTCTGTTGTAGAATTTAGCTTTATCTTAGCAGTATTAACAAAACCATGTATCATTACTGGAACTACTTCTGTTCCCTTAGAGTTATTAAAGTCTACATCTGCAAATACAATTCCATAAACGTCAGTAGTACTGCTAGTTGATGTTACTGTTTTTCCGCCTGCAGTAATTAATGTGCCAGCTTCCAACACTCCATTAACTAAACTTGCAGTAACATTTGTTTTTGTAACCTTTATAGGTACATTTACATAATGATCTCCTGCTAATGCTCTAATATCCTTTTGAGCTACTCCTATTTGATATGAACTTTGTTTCATAAACAATTCCTCCTATTATTTCTTATTTAATAAAATCAGTAATACCCTTTGCTTTTACTTGTTCAGCTTTTTGCTTACCTAAGTTAGTTGCAAAATTTACTGGTGCTGGATCTGTTCCATCACCTTTGCCACCAGTTACAAAACTACCTGTTCCTTTTATCTCTTTTTCAAACAAATAGTCATGTTCCTTTTTAATTGACTTTATTTGGTCATCTAAACCTAATAATGTATCACCATCAAGTTTTACTTTGTCTAATTCAAGCATTGCTTTTAATGCCTTTACATTCTTAGGATTTGTATCCTTCAGTGCTTGATGTAATGCATTATCAAATTGCAACTGTTTAAGTTGAGATTGGTAATCATCATCTTTCTTCTTATTATCTTTTTCAAGCTGCTCTACCTTTTCTTTTAATCCTGTTGCATCTTTAAATTCATCTTTCAAGCTAGTAATTTGCTTATCTCTTTCAGATACTTGCTGCTTATAATCTTTAGCTTCTGTATTTACCTGATTAAATCTTTCTTTTGTAACATAAGCACCATTTGAGACATCCTCTAAATTAGCATCTTTATACTTCTTCTTAGTGTCCTCAGGTATTTGCTTATATAATTCTTCTCCAATAATTTCTTTTAAGTTTGGCATAATGTGTATTCCTCCTAATTAATCTCTAATTTCACTTTTTACCGTGCAAGTGAACCACGAATAGAGTTGTTCTTAAGTTCTTTACCGCCTACTTAACAACTAAAAAAGGCGAAAATAAAAAGCCTTATTTCTAAGACTTATAATTACTTATGGTTTATTCCTAATACATTTCTCTCAATTCCGTCCTCAACACGTCTATTAAACCACATTAAAGCTTCCTCTATGTGAGTTAATGCACACGCATTTTCTCTACTTGAATAAGGGCCTGCTTGAAAACATTGCAACCTATGCCTTACTATTTCTAATAAATCTTGGTCACATACTCCATGAATTGAGTTTTCTTCTTTTCTGCCACCATCTTGGAATTGTATATCAGCATACACTCCCTCTGAATTATTTCCATTACACCAGTTAGTTTCATCTTGCTTGCATATTATATATCTATGGTTTGCCCCTCCATTACCTTTTTCATCTACTATATAGACATCATTTAACTTTTCTCTTTTTTGAATTGTACTTAATTTTTTCATTTATATCATTCCTTCCTTAAATATCTCAGAGTTATCCCTAATAACTTGATGTAATCCCATTGCTATTTCATCAACAATTATTTCTTCATCTGGATTTTGTAAATCTAAACTTCGCTCATTTACAATACCATGCACTAATTCATGTAAAAAAGTTCTTTTCATTCCTTGCAAATCCTGTAGATTCTTATTAATTTTTATTGTATGTTTATCATATTCAATAGTACCTAAACAAATTGTATTTCCTACATATAAAGTTTCATCTGTTAGCTCTACTATATAATCCATACTTCCAATTCTTACTTTATTAGGTATATTCATTAACTTTCACCACCTTAAATGATATAATTTTGTTATATATGCCAAAGTTTTTAATCCCTTTCTTAAATCTTAAAAAGAAGGGAGGTGATATCTTGGGTACAAATAGCAAATGTTCTGAAACACCACCTCGTAAGGGTCCTATGACTGTTAAAGTAGATCCTTATAAAAGAGTTGATGGTACAAAAGTAAAAGGACATAAAAGACATATCCCTAAAAAATAGTTTAGTCCCTACTTTGGCATATATGATTCCTTTATTTTAAATATAAAAATAAGCCTTATTATTTAAATAAAGCTTTATACCTATTGCTTAATTCCATGTTCCTATCTTTAAGCTCTCCATATTCCTTCTGTACGCTTTCAATCTCTTTAATAGAGTATTTACTCCTATTCTGATTAATATCATCCACAATGGTTACTATACGTTCAATGTTGTCCCTTACTTCACTATCTCTATATCCAACAATGTATTCTTCTTTGCACGTAGGACATTTAAAGTACATCTTCTCTACATCATCAGTAATATACTTAGTTTTAATTCTATTAGGCTTAACTTTAAATTCATGTTTACATTTATCACACACTACATTCATGTTTGTAACTCTAGTATTTCCATTACTCATACTTACTTCTCCTTTTTATTAAACATAACAAAAGCACTTACAATCTAAAAATCAGTAAGTGCTTTTATATTCCTCTAAATATTTCTCTTATACAGTTATCTGTTTCACATCGTACCTCATATGAATTTCCATTTTGAATATACTTCATAGGTTTCCCACAATGTAGACAAACTTTGTTCGTTCTTCCATTCACATTATAATCTTCTAAGACTTTATCAATCAGTTTATAATCATCTTCTGATAACTTAATACCCATATAATATCCTCCTCATAAAACTATTATATTCTATACTAACACCTGCTTCTTTCGCCCTTTCTATTGAATCTAAAATCAAATACATTCTATCTTCATCTGAAAGATTAGGACAAATTTTAGCAGCTATATAACTTGCTCTAAATTCATCATTCCATGAGCCCTGATTTAGTTTAGTTCCCCTATTGGTTCTGTGTCCATAATACTCATGTGCTAATGCTGCTCTTTCACTCATTAAATCTCTTGGATGCATTGAACCATCATTAGACGGATATATATTAGAACTTATAAATATCTTATCTCTTTTATCTGAATATCCACTACCAAATCCATCTCTGAAAATAAAAATAGATTTATCAGCTTTTATTGCTTCTATTTCATTTAACAAGTGATTTTTATCATCATCTGATAGCTTAATTTTAGAGCTCTTTCTATTTCCATTTGCCACATTTCTTTCAGAAATACTTCTTTCTTTTATTATACCACTATTCCTTATGTTTGAAACATTATTTTTATAATTTTTACCAAATTTGTTTGATGAATTATACCAATTATCTAATAAAAGATTATTATCCCCGTCTAACCAATGTCTAAGCTCTCTCCCTATCTTATCTAAAGATTTAGGTATTATGGCATATTGATAACAAAGACATTGTGGATGTGGTATTGGTACTCTATCTTTAGGAAAATTACCTTGCCCCAAGCCATAATCATCTTGATTAGTGTAATCATCACATACATCAGGACCAAATGCTTTTATCTGTCTGGCATAATGCTGAGATGATAATTCCCAATGTACAGCTTCAACATAAGGATTTTCATTCCAATTAGAAACATTGCTATTAAAAAATGAATGATTCATAGAAGTTCTTAAAAGTCTTTGAGCATTATAATCAACATTTTTATTGACTCCTGGATATACTCTCTTCCAATTAAAATCCTTTTTAGCAGTAGGATTAACATATTTCTCTAAGTCTTTTACAATCTCTAAATATGACTTCTGTTCCATCATACCTTTATTTAAGATGTATTGTATATGTGATATGTTTTTATCTCCATATCCCCATATACGGTTTGATAGACTCTTATTATCCTTGTAAAAACCACCATTGATTATGCTTAGGATTGCATCATTATTAATACTATAAGCAAAATTAATTAATTCTGGTGGAATATCTAAAGCATACTTATTATCTATATGAGTTAAAAAGTCACCCTCTACACTGGATGCTATTTGTGATGAAGTTTTAATTGTATCCTTTGTTAATCTTACTAGTTGTTCATTTAACTCATTCATCTTAACTCTAAGATACTTCTCATAATCTTTTAACCACGTTTTAGTAAAACCACCTCTAGCACTACCTGCCTTTCTTATAACAGATTCTAGTGTACTTTCATACAACTTGGTTAATTGCCTTATACTATCAGAATTTAATTTGAGCTTCTTCTTCTGAGCTTCTTCCATTAACTTTTTATATAAAACTGTACTATCACTCATTTAGATCATCTTCTTTTTCTTCATCCTCTTCATCTTCATCAGGATTATTCTTAGTATTAGTTTTATTGCCTGGACTTAATTCACCCATTTCAATGCCAGCTTCAAGTGACTTCTCTTCTAAAATTTCTTTGTATGCTTCTTCTGAATCTTCTTCGTCCGTAAACTCTTTTATATAAGATTTCTTACTTCTTACTCCTGAAGCAACTTCATCCATTCCTATTTTCTTTTTATCCTCTTCATCACTTGGTATAGGATAATTACGTTCAAATAGTATAGTATACTCTAATGATTTCCATTCCTCTTTAAAATCACTATAACAATGCTTTGCAGCATTAATTATAAAATGGATTAATTCCTCAAAAACAGGTTGCCAGTCACTCCACTTTTCTTCACATCTAGCAATAAGGTCATTGTATAGATATTTCATAGCCTTAGCAGAAGGTATGTTATTCATATCTTTTATACTAGGCATATCCAAAACAAAATTCATATCTTGCATTGATCTATCAAGATAATTATTCACTGCACCACTTGAACTAAAACTGTACTCTATTCTTTGAACTACTGCTTGATTTCCTAGTGCTGATGCTTGTTGGTCTGTTTTAACTGCATGAAGTGCTCCTGGTGCAATAACAAAGTTATTTACGTCATCTTGATTTCCATCAATTACTGCTTCAGCGCCAAACATTTCAAATCTAAGAGCATCTCTATAATCAGAAACAGTTCTATTGTAATTATTTTGAATATCCTTTAAATCTTCTATATCAGACTCTCCAAACTCCTCATTTAGCTCACCGCCATTTTTTATGAGCCAACATGGAATTATTGAAAATCCCGTATCAGTAGCTTCATCTTCTATAGCTTGATCAAGTTTATCACCTTTGTAAGTTAACTTTTGATAAAAGGCTGATATTTCTTCACTTTCTTCTAGTTTATTATAGTAATACCTATGAATATAATAAATCTTTTCAGAATCTTCTTTTGCATATATG